GCTCATCAATGAACTGCTCAATAAATCCATAATGGATGACATTTCCTTCTGTGGTCTTTAAGCACCCTTCGGCTGCCCAGACATCATAAGGGACATGATCCCTTCGGACACGCAGCCTCATGTTGTCCTCCGGTATCCAGAAATACGGAAGGATCACATATTTCTCCGTATCATTTCTTGGCGGGAACACAAGCACGAATGCCGTGATATCCGTGGAACTTGAAAGGTCGAGTCCGCCATAGCATTCCCTTCCGAGAAGCTCCTCCTCGTTCACGGCAAAGGAACAGGCATCCCACTTATCCATCTGCATCCACCTGGTGCTCTGTTTTACCCACTGGTTCAGACGGAGCTGCCGGAATACGTTCTCCTCTGCTGCATTCTCTTTTGCACTGATGTATGCATTCTGCACTTTTTCAATGTCAATGGTGTATCCGAGTGACGGATTTGCCTTATACCACACATCCTCACTCGACCAGTCATCCTCATCGGATGCACCATAAATCACGGGATAGAATGTCGGGTCAATTTTTCTGCCCTCTATAATGTCAACAGCTTTTTGGTGCTGTTCAAAGCAAATCGAATTTCTGTCTGTTCCGGCTGTAGTAATCAGAAAATATAAAGGCTGTGTTCTGGCATCACCGGAGCCTTTTGTCATAACGTCAAAAAGTTCTCTGTTCGGCTGTGCATGAAGTTCATCAAAAATAACAGCGTGTACGTTCAGACCATGCTTGGTATATGCTTCAGCTGATAACACCTGATAGAAGCTGTTGGTCGGTTTATACACAAGCCTCTTAACCGACATCACTGGTTTAATTCTCTTTTTCAAAGCAGGACACTGATCCACCATATCCACAGCCACATCAAATACAATAGATGCCTGTTGGCGGTCGGAAGCACAGCCATACACTTCTGCTCCCCATTCCCCGTCACCGCAGGTCATATATAATGCAATGGCAGCCGCCAGTTCCGACTTTCCATTTTTCTTCGGAATCTCACAGTAGCAGGTATTGTACTGCCTGTAGCCATTTTCCTTAACCGTACCAAATAATGTGCGGATAATCTCATCCTGCCAGGAGAGAAGTTCAAACGGAACTCCCCTCCATTTCCCTTTGGTGTGCTTCAGACAATTGATAAAGTTGACCGCATGATCCGCTTTTGTCACATCATACATTATCTGCCACCTCCCTTAATCAAGAGAAGTTCCATCTCATCACTTTCTTTGTCCTCAGCTGTATCTGCAACAATTCTGCTTCTCGCAGAAGGAGTAAGTCCGAACTGTTCACAAAATTTATTCATAATCTTAAGATAGGTCTGTGCAATGGATACCTGTGGCACCTGCTGCCAATAGCCACTCGGAGTCTTCACAATCGTTCCATGCTGCGTGATAAATTCCTCTGCTTCTTTCCACCTCGCATATGCCTGACAGTATCCGGCAAAGGCAGCCATATCAATCTCCGTGAGAATCCCCAACTGCTCCAGCTGCTTGCTCATCCTCTTCCATTCTTTTTTCGCTTCATCCTCAAGCCATGACGGACAGCGTGGTGCTTTCTTTTCAGGCTTCGGTTCGGCCGTATTAAGGCTTCTCTTGCCCGGATTGCCCTCCAACACCTTTACTGCCGTAGGCTTTGGCTTACGTCCTCTCTGTGCCACTGTCCTCACCTCCGTTTCATGGCATCAAAAAAAGGACTCCCGTAGGAATCCTTTGCTGTATAAATTGGTTATATTAACACTCGCCTGTTAGTATGAATTTTGCATAATCTCCCTTGTGTTCCTCAATGAAAATCACAAGTTCATAAAACTTCATCTCGTTTGCAATTACCTGAACCATATTGGTGTCAAACATATTGGTCCGCCCCGTAGCCCTGACAGCAAGTATCTGCTCTTTTATTTTTTCTGTCATCAGTCCACCTCATCCCTGCACTCAGTCATTCCCAGACAAAGCTGTGTATATATGGTGGCACATCTCTCCTGCTCGCTTCCTTCCGAACCTGCCATCGCTTTCAGGAAGAAGGCTTGTGCCTCCCCTTGACTGCCATGTATCCTTTTTCCCGTAGCAAATGGTTGTTATCTGCTCCATATCTGCCTCCTAAATTTTTCTGCATCGGTCTTCCCCATAAACTACATGAAGACTGCTGCCGTTATCCCATTTAACCATTATGGAACCTGTGTCATCCACACCCCTTACTGTTCCTTCCGTTCCAATTGGCGGTGCTTGCATATCATCCATCCGCTCAAGAACCACACGGCATCCTTTAGGATACTCATTCCGCACCTTCTCCACTTCTTCTCTGCTTGGAAATCTCATGCTACTCATAATAATATCCGACCTCCTTCAGTAAATGCTGTCCGACTCTTTTTCCAACGCTGTCGTAAAGAGCCTGTTCAAGAACCGTCTGTTTAAATCCAAATCGGCAGTACCCCTCAAGGCAAACATCATAATAATGCTTTGTCGGGCATCCGAGCGGTCTGTCCTCATGCATGATATAAATAATTGCTTCCGTTCCACCGTTTACCTTCTCGCCAATAAAGGGTTGTATTTCCACCCTTATCATTTTCTTGTAATAAAATGATGGGCAACCTTCGTAGCGGTCGAGGTAATGTTCATCCCTTTCACTAATCCGCCAAACCAAAACCGGAACCGTACTTCCCTTCTTTGGCTCAACCGTCAGATAACTTCCTGACTGGCTTCCTTTGAAAAGAAGCTGATAATCCTTAAGTTCTGCTGTCCCCACATATACTGCATCGGGACATCTCTGTGCCATTTGTGCCATTGACAGGTTGCTGCCATAGGCTAAATAATATTTATTCATATTCGTCCATCCTTTCTGAAGGGTTCTTCCCTTCTACCACCTTAAGACCGCCGAAGCGGTCGGTGGCCTCAAAGCTGAATCCTTCAAGCTGCTCTGCCGTGTCTGAAGGCTGTATCCCCTTCAAGGTTTTTGGTAAGGATGTCTCTTGCTGTTGCAAATTCATCTCCGATGAAGCCGAGTCTCAAAAGCCATGTTCTCATTGCGTATTTTGGATTTTCAACCTGTGGCTGTTTCGGGCTGGCACTCGCTACCGTTTTCGCCATCTGGCTGAGTGCGAGGCAAAGCTGTATGTAACTCTTAAGTTCTCCTGCGTGTAAACCGCCCTTTCTTCCGTTGCCAGCGTTGGCAAATTGGAAGCATCTGAACTCGATGGTTTTATGTGTGAAGCAAGCGTGGTAATTCAGCATTCTGTATCTTGAATCGTTGTAATGCTGATTTCTGCTGCCCCATACTCCTTCGTACCAAATGTCTGCAAGCTGTTCCATTGTCTTTGGCTTTCTTCTGTTCAGCCTTTCAAGGAAGG